ATGAAAACCACCGAACTACGCCAAAAATTCCTGAAATTTTTCGAATCTAAAGGCCACACCATCGTCCGCTCCTCCTCGCTCGTACCACACGACGACCCGACCCTGCTGTTTACCAACGCAGGCATGAACCAATTTAAAGACGTATTCCTCGGCTTTGACAAACGCCCCTACAACCGCGCCACTACCGCGCAAAAATGCGTACGCGCAGGCGGCAAACACAACGACTTGGAAAACGTCGGCTACACCGCCCGTCACCACACCTTCTTTGAAATGATGGGCAACTTCTCCTTCGGCGACTACTTCAAACGCGACGCGATCCACTTCGCTTGGGAATTCCTGACTTCCCCTGAATGGTTGAACATCCCTAAAGACAAACTCTTGGCGACCGTTTACGCAGAAGACGACGAAGCCTACAACATTTGGCTGAACGAAATCGGCATGCCTGCCGAGCGTATCGTCCGGATCGGCGACAACAAAGGCGCGAAATACGCATCCGACAACTTCTGGCAAATGGGCGACACCGGCCCTTGCGGCCCTTGCTCCGAAATTTTCTACGACCATGGCGAAGAAATCTGGGGCGGCATTCCGGGCAGCCCTGAAGAAGACGGCGACCGCTGGATTGAAATTTGGAACTGCGTATTCATGCAGTTCAACCGCGACGAACAAGGCAATATGAATCCGCTGCCTAAACCATCCGTTGATACCGGCATGGGCTTGGAGCGCATGGCCGCCGTCATGCAGCATGTTCACAGCAACTACGAAATCGACTTGTTCCAAGACCTGCTCAAAGCCGTTGCCCGCGAAACCGGCGCACCTTTCAGCATGGAAGAACCAAGCCTGAAAGTCATCGCCGACCACATCCGCTCCTGCTCGTTCCTGATTGCAGACGGCGTATTGCCTTCCAACGAAGGCCGCGGCTACGTATTGCGCCGCATTATCCGCCGCGCCGTGCGCCACGGTTACAAACTGGGTCAAAGCAAACCATTCTTCCACAAACTGGTGGCCGATTTGGTTAAAGAGATGGGCGATGCCTACCCTGAATTGAAAGAAAAACAAGTTCAAATCGAAGAAGCGTTGAAAAACGAAGAAAGCCGTTTTGCCCAAACTCTGGAAACCGGTATGGCTTTGTTGGAAAACGCGTTGGCTAAAGGCAGCAAAAAACTCGACGGCGAAATCATCTTCAAACTCTACGATACTTACGGTTTCCCATACGACTTGACTGCCGACATCTGCCGCGAGCGCAATATCGAACTGGACGAAGCAGGCTTCAACCGCGAAATGGAAGCCCAACGCGCACGCGCACGCGCCGCACAAAGCTTCAAAGCCAATGTCCAACTGCCTTACGAAGGTCAGGACACCGAGTTTAAAGGTTATAGCGAACGCCAAACCGAATCCAAAGTTCTCGCCCTCTACAAAGACGGCGAACAAGTCAATGAATTGAACGAAGGCGACGAAGGTGCCGTCGTTATCGACTTTACCCCGTTCTATGCAGAATCCGGCGGTCAAGTCGGCGACGTCGGCTATATCTTTGCAGGCGAAAACCGCTTTGAAGTACACGATACCCAAAAAATCAAAGCGGCCGTATTCGGCCAATTCGGCATACAAACTTCAGGCCGCCTGAAAGTCGGCGACAGCGTTACTGCCAAAGTGGATGACGAAATCCGCAATGCCAATATGCGCAACCACAGCGCGACCCACTTGATGCACAAAGCCCTGCGCGATGTATTGGGCGAACACGTTGAACAAAAAGGCTCTTTGGTTACCGCCGAATCCACCCGTTTCGATATTTCCCACCCTCAAGCAGTAACTGCCGAAGAAATCGCCGAAGTAGAACGCCGCGTCAACGAAGCCATTTTGGCCAACGTTGCCGTCAACGCAGCCATTATGAGCATGGAAGATGCCCAAAAAACCGGCGCCATGATGCTCTTCGGCGAAAAATACGGCGACGAAGTGCGCGTACTGCAAATGGGCGGTTTCTCTACCGAATTGTGCGGCGGTACACACGTTTCACGCACCGGCGACATCGGCCTCTTCAAAATCATCAGCGAAGGCGGTATTGCCGCAGGCGTGCGCCGTATCGAAGCCATCACCGGCCTGAACGCACTCAAATGGGCGCAAGATCAAGAGCGTTTGGTTAAAGACATTATTGCCGAAACCAAAGCTCAAACCGAAAAAGACGTACTGGCGAAAATCCAAGCAGGCGCAGCACACGCCAAAGCATTGGAAAAAGAATTGGCACGCGCCAAAGCCGAACTCGCCGTCCACGCAGGCGCCAAACTCTTGGACAACGCAAAAGACTTGGGCGCAGCCAAACTCGTCGCCGCACAAATCGAAGCTGATGCCGCAGCCCTGCGCGAAATCGTGACCGACTTGACCGGCAAATCAGAACAAGCCATCGTATTGCTCGCCGCAGTCAACGACGGCAAAGTCTCCCTGTGTGCAGGCGTATCCAAACCGTTGACTGGCAAAGTCAAAGCAGGCGATCTGGTTAAATTTGCAGCCGAACAAGTTGGCGGCAAAGGCGGCGGCAGACCGGACTTGGCACAGGCCGGTGGCACAGATGCTGCGAAACTGCCCGCCGTGCTGGATGGCGTGAAAGACTGGGTCGGCGCGAAGCTGGCTTGATGTAAGATGTACGGCGGCGGTGGCTTTTGCACAATTTCGCGCCAGCTTTTGCACTTTGTGAGATTTTAAAATTCTGTCAGCTTTTGCACAAGAAAGCCCGTTTAAAGATGATTTAAACGGGCTTTAAATTTAACTAACCATTCCACTCTTCGACATACAAGTAAACGGAATAGGATACGTCGATTTTAGGCTTATCATATATGAAGTCAATGCAGGGTACATCTGCTTGGCTGGCGTGCCGGTGCTCGCAACACAGACACGTCGCCGCTCCTCTTTATTTAAAACTTTCTACCATTTTCTCAGACGGCCTATCTTTAGTTGATACCGCGGCATACAGGGTTTGCGGGCTGTATCGGCACGGGTTAGTGTAGCCTATTACATATGCGCACCATTCGCTGCAAAACCAGAGGCTTTTGCTGTGTGGTGATTTGAGTACCACGCCAATCGCACCTAGCCAGTCGTAACCTGCCCCGTGTGTACGGTGGAACAAGCGGCTGGCCGATATGGCAACAGATTGCGGTAGCGGGATTAAGTCCCATTTATCAGCAGGCAGCGGCATGGTTTTAATGCGCACCCCGCCGTCTCTCGCGCTAGACGAATAACAATCAAACAGGCCGTCGCGTGGGTGCTTAACAGCGATTTCACAATGGCTGTACGGGCTGCATGTTGCCAATCGTACAACGCTGTCGGCAATGCGTCTAACCACATCGCGCGGGGTGTTGATTGCGGCTTTGCCTTTATAGAGTGCCAAATAGACTTGAACCATTCAGACGGCCTCCGGCAGTGTGAATACGACTGCAATCTTATCAAGCGCGGCCTGCGTTTTCGCTGCTTCGATTTTGCTTTGCAGTGCTTGTCGTTGGCCTGCCACATGTGCTGCGAGTTGTTCGTAAGCCAGCGTTTTACGCAAAGCCGCTGCTTTAAGTGTATCGGCGGGTATACCGCGGGCTGTTGCAATGCCGTCAAGCACCGGCGTTGACGCGGCTTTATCTGCCTGCCAAGCCTTCGCCTCAGCGGCTTGAATTGCCCAGCTTGCAAACTCGAATTCCGGTACGCTGTCGATACCCGCGTGCTTGTTAATAAAAGCCTGAGCGGCAGCATTTAATGCGAAGAGTTTTACGGATTTTACGCCGTCAATATTTGCCGATTCAGGCGGGGTCAGGCTGATGCCATCGGGCAAATCACCTAACTTATCCCACACCTGCTCTTGCTCACCGACAAAAACTACGCATCCGCGATAGTCGGGAATTATCTGCCAACCTTGCCCATCCCACTGGGCGGCCTGATATTGTGCGAGATCAGGAATTTCAGCTTCGATGCTGGCGCGGCCGTCATCAAAATATTGCTCTTCGACAAACAAGCCGGCGGAATCAATTACGCATCTAGTCATTTCTTCAACTCCTTAAGTTCGGATTTCAAATCTTCCACTTGCGCCGATAATTCTTGAATCGCTTTAACCATCACGGGAATAAATGATTCATATTCAAGCGTGTAGGTATCGTTCTTCAGGTTTACCATCGGCAACTGACCATATTCAGATTCAAGCGCTGCAACGTCTTGCGCGATAAACCAGTGTCGCAAGCGTTCCTCTTTGTGGCTACCGTCCTTTTCAGGATTTGCCCACCATTCGCGGATTTTGGCTTCGCGTTCGTCGGCTGGTAAATCCTTAAACAGTTCGTCCGTATACGAATCGCGGCGGTCATAGTAGCCAGTAACAGGCTTCAGTTTCATGACAAACTCTAAGCCGTTCTGCATTGGCTTGATGTCGGTTTTATCTCGACCGTCCGAACGAATATTTACGGTGGTCGGGGCGTACAAGGTTTGGCCGGCACCTCCGATTTGTATTTCGTTATCTCCATTAAGTCTGGAGTTAAAGCCGATAGCGATGGAATTTGTGATCTTATCTCTTATAATGTCTCCTCTAACGTTGCGATATCCGGCGCTATCCCCAATAAAAACACAATATTTGCTATTGCCATATGGTGATGCCCAAAAACCAACGGCTACACTGGACTCGTGATCACCTTCTCTCATTGCAGATCCTCCAATCGCAACGGATTTCAATTGGTTTTTTCCTTTTATCATCGCCTCTGCGCCTATTGCGGTGCTATATGAAGCCGTTTCCGCGCCTTTCATGGCTCTCGTACCGATAGCGACCAAATCAGTATTTTTAGTACCATTCGTCGATACCGCCGAATAAACGAATTTTATTTCAGCGCTGCCAGAAGTAGTTAGCTCTTTTGAGCTTTTCACGTTTAATGTTGTTTCAGTTACTGACACAACTTCAGCAGGGATTACATCTCCCTGAGTAGTCGCGGCATCGCCTGAAGTCAATCGGATGCCAACCCAGCAGCCGACAGTGGCATTACGCAAGTTATTCAACGTCAATGTGATATTGTTTCCGCTTTGCGTGTATGTGCCTGTTTCAGTTCCGCTCCATAAGACATCGCCGCCATTCGGCGCACGAGTTTTTTCAAGGCTTTCTAAAGCAGATTCTCCGACAGCGGTTAATTTCTCCGCCATCTTCGCATTACGCGCCGCACTACCACCAATAGCAGTTTGCGCACCTTCGCCCTGATAGGTCATCAGCACGCTCTCGCCAATTGCCACGGTTCCGCTGGTTTTCGATGGCCAAAAGTTTTCAATATCCCCACTAAATCCGATTGGAGCGACACCGCCGATAGCAAATGAGCCAAGTGCAATATTTAATGACCCTGTGCCCAATCCTTGCCCGGCATTTCGCCCAATTGCGACATTTGAAAAACCACTTGTGATTGCACGGCCTGCATTGCCGCCAATGCCGATGTTGCGCGTGCCAGCCTTTTTCGACTGGTCATACCATTCTGTTTTAGCTTGTACGTTGATTAAGCTGTCTGCGCCAATGGCGATGTTGTCCCTGCTTACCTTAGAGAAGCCCTGCGCACGGTCGCCAATAGCGATTGAGGAAACACATTTCTCCATCTGCTCCATTGCGCCTTCGCCAATAACGATTAAACCTGCACCGGTCCATTCGTTCGATCTGAGGTTGGCTGCTGCACCAGTCCCAGAAATGAATCGACCGATACCGCTTCTGATAGGCTGGTATTGAACATCGACAGTTTTGCCGTCAATCACAAACTTGCCGTTTGTGTATTTGTTTTTTTGCGGGTAGGTATTACCCGTATCAATTGACAAACCCAAGCAGTCGACAACAATGCCAAGCGCGGCAGCTTCAGCAGCATTTAAAGTTGCTAGTGCATTGTCTTTGCTGGCTACATAGCCAAAATCATGCAGGTTAAGCATCCCTGAAAACACACGCTTCCAGCGCGTGCCGTCGGTAGAAACAATAACGGTACAACCGTTATCAGCGGTAGATTTATCTGCTTTATCCGCCACAAACACGCCGCCGCCCACTGTTGTATTGGGGTGATAGGCGTTAACGTTTACATAACCATCACCGCTGTATTTACGCAAAGCCTCAATACTGGCCACTTGAGAAGCATTGGCGGCCAGCGTTTTAATAGCTGATAAGACTTGGGCATGGTCGGCTTTGTTAGGCTCAATGCCAGCCGCGTTTAAAATGCTGTACAACTCGCCTTGCAATTGATTCAACCACCATGCAGGAACGGGCGTACCTGGCGTGCGGCGGTCGCCGTCAATAAATTGCTTACTCGGGGTTTGGATTAAGTCCATTTTTATACCTCTTCTTCATACTCAAAACGGCAATAAGTCCATGCCGGTTTTAATTCTTCGAACATTGTTTCGATAATCGGGTCGGTGTATACACTGATGCGGTCGCCCGCACGGCTTTGTCCGGCTCTGAAAATATAGGCGGTGGCTTTTCCGTCGGCGATGTCGACGCACCAACGCCAGATGGCATCTTCAGTATTCAAACAATCTCCCGCACAGCTTTCACCGGCACGGAATTGGTCTTCTTCATAAATGTTTACGGTGTAGCCTGCCGATTCAGCAATGGCAGTAAAGTAGGCAATGCTCAAACCGCCCAAGGCGTTGAGTTTGGCCAGCACGGCATCAGTACGTTGTTGGGTATTGGCTCCGGCGGGCGGGGTGATGGCCAGCAGCTCTTCCCAGCGGTACAGGTAATCGTTTCCCGCGTCAGGGAACGGCGCATTTCTCACTCCTTCCGCATGATCGGCCACAATATCAAACACACCCGCTTCAGCTTTGATTTCTGCCGTATCTCCTACGGTGTCGTAGCTGACAGGCGGGCGCATGGCGGCAAGTAAGGCTTGATGGCTCACGTGGTGTACTCCACGCTAATACTGCCAGCACGCAGCCAGTAAATATCTTCGGCACTTTCCCGGGGCTTGATATTGCTCACGGGTGTGGTTAAGACACGGTCACGCACGCCGTACACTTCGCTGATTAAGGTTTCCAACTGGCTTTTAATTAGGGTATCGCCGGGCTTTAAAGCATCAAAATAGGCATTCACAGCTGATTTGATGGCAGCGGTGGCCGTTTCGGTATCCGTGCCGCTGCTTAAGGTAATGGTGACGGCCACATTTACGGTCTGGATACTGGGTGCAAGGGCTAAAAAACCGTTTTTACGGGTAACAGGTCGTACCGCATCGACATGAGCTTGTACGGCGGCCAGTGTTTCCGCGCTGGGAATACCGTTTTCACCCAAAATAACGGCATCGACAAAGCCGTTGCCACGACGTAAAGGGTAGATAAATGCATCAACCACACCCGGCACTTCCAAGCACCAATTGCGGAAGTCGTATTGGTTACCGCCCGCAGCAGGTCGGCGCAGGCGTTCTTCATATCGTGCCAACAGGCTCTCATCGCTTTCGGCATCTGTACCGCCAACCATCGTTAGCAAGACGGCGGAACTGTCAATCCCCGCAGGTACGCTTTGCAGCGTAGCCGCGGTTTCGGCGGTTTGATTTTGAGCGCTACCCGAAACAGTGGCGATAACGGCTATCTCGGTGCTTCCAAGCGTACCGATAACGGCAGATTCGGCGGCTAAATACACCTTATCGCCCACATTGATTTGTTGGCCAACAGGCACCGTTGCACCGACCGCGCCGCGAACACGCACCTTACCGCCCGCAAAGGTGGCAGTTTTTCGGTAAATCCCATATTTGGCAGCGTGTTTTTCGAGGTAGGCACTGTCGGCGGTATCGGCAAACGCTTGACGCAAAATCCACTCTTGATGCTGGTATTGGCCTTCACCCACAGCAGCAATAGCGGTAGCACGTACATGGTTGTCGCTGCCTGCGTGCACATGGGCGGTAGGGTTTTGGTTTTGTAGGTCGCGCAGATAATTGGCGCGGATTTGCTCGAAATTAAGTGCTTGCGTCATATCACGGCCACTTTGTGACTAAGGGTTACGGTATCGCCTGCGGCATCGACAGCTTCAATATGCAATTTCAGCCAGCCGCGCTGCGGTGTGGATGTGGTTACTTGGATGGATTGGGCGCGTTTAGACTGAAGCACGGGCTGTAATGCTTGCTCGGCGTATTGCTTGGCCAGAACTTCAATGCGCTTTAAATGCTTTTTGCGGCGTAATTCGTGCAGGCGGCTGCCGAGCGTGCGGTCTGCCCAGTAACTGCCCAAGGGCGTTACCAAGCGGATATACAGCTCGTTTTCGATGGATTGGGCGGATTGGTTGACCACATAGCCGCCTGTTTGTGGGTTGAGTAAAGCGTCCATACCTGAATTTTCGGATATGGACGCTCTTTCTTTGAGTGGATTGATGTCAGACAAATATAGAAAGCCGCCTAAAAAACCAATAAGGATTCTTAGGCGGCCTTTAAAACCAGTTTAAATGACTTCACCGGTTTCCGAACCGTTGGTCTCAGTGTGTTTGTGGGTACTGCCGACATCTTTACCGTTGTTGGTTAATGCGCCGGTAGTATGCAAATCGCCGACCATGTTCACGTTGCCGGTAAATGTCGTACCGTTACCGCCTTGCACGGCCATACCTCCATTGCCGTTGATTTGGCCTTGTGCAGTCAACACCGCAGAACATTCGACCTTTTCTGAAGTGATATTTACGCCTCTAGGTGCTTTAATATTTAATTTATCGCAGTCAATCTCAATGACGCGCCCCTTTTTTAACACCATCTTGGCACCGTCAGCGTTATAAACCGCCGTTTCACCATCAGACAAACCGGTAATGCGGTACGCGCCGTTTGTCGTGGTAACGATAATACCGTGGCTGGTTTTACCCCCCAACGGCACAACAACGCAATCACTCCCGGCAGGCGGATTGCTGGTAAAGCCGAAGTTTTCGGCATGCTCCAAGTCTTGCACGGTTTCGCCGTCCAAGCCTTCGACTTGGATTTTTTGCACACCGCCACCTGCCTGGACTCTGGCAACCTTTCCGCGAAAGCCCTGCCGGACAGTGTTAAACGCCTGTTTGATACGCTTATCTATGGTTTTAATATCCATTTAAATAACCTGCAATTCCTGTTTTGGCTTTTTAGCCTGACGGCGTTTATTCGGCTTGACTGGTGCTTGACCGTTGGCTTTTCTATTTTCTGACGGCTTGTGTGCAGTTTTCTTGCCATCTTTTTTGCCTGCGCCTTGTTTTTTCTTAGGCGGATCGGCATCCAACACCCATGCACCGTCTTCTTTAAGCGTTAATACGGTTTCCGTGCCTTGGCCTCTACCTCCGACAAAGGTACGCGCCATCAGGAAATACACCGCGTCGATGCCGTCCGGTTCGCTCAATACGTTGATTCGCTGACCCGGTTGCCATAAAGTACCGTCATCGGTTCGGTGTCCCTGTACCACCGCCGTGATGGTCAAGCCTTCCAAGCGGCTGTCTGCCAGGCGTTTCTTCGCTTTACGTTCCGCTTCCGCCTGACTGTCAACATCAGGCTCTGTCACGATTAAAGGCCGGCTCAGCTTAAGGGATTCATCTTTCACCGTCGCTTTGATATTGTGCTTGCCGGTATGGCTTTGTCCCAATACCGTGACCTCACTGTATCGAGCGGCCATATTGCGCTCGACTTCCAGGCGCTTGATATTGTTATTGTCGCCACTGACCCGTAAGACCAGCTCGGCAACAGGTGCCGTGGTGTAGTCGGGACCACCGACAACCAACGTGCCGTCAGGCTCCATCCAAGGCCATACCCCGTTGGCTTCGGCATATTGTGTCAAGGCATCCCATGCACGGCTTCCGGGCTCGATTTGAACTTTATGGGTTTTATTGGTTTTGGCTGCATCGATACGGATTTTTGACAAACCCAAAGGCTTGACGATTTTTTCAATAATTTGGTTTAAATCCATATCCTGCGCATTAAACAACGGCGCAGAACAGTCCAACAGGATACCGGCATCATCACGGCCTTGAATGGTCAGCGTTTTATTGCCTTTCTCCGTCGTAGTGTGCACACGGTCGATACGGCCGCTTAATACCGTATCCCCACCGACACGGACTTCTACTTTATCGCCTTCTTTTACTGCAGTCGGGACTGCATCTACCGGACGGCCAAGCGTGACTGAAAAGTCATCGGCGGGGGTGAGCAGGTCAGAAACGATGTCGTAATTCGTCCATTGCCCATGAGTTTTACCGTTAATCATCAGAGTGACAGTATTATTTGGCGTAGGCATTTAACACCTCTCCTTTACTGAGAAAGTTCGGATGACGGATTTGCGGATTCAGACGCAACAACTCGCCAAAACGGCTGTAATCGCCATACCATTCAAACGCCAACAGATGCAGGCTGGTATCACGTCCTACAATTTTCTGCACTAACGGAGGACGCATATTCAAAACGGCAAAAGCCTGTTTTTGCAGCTTGTGCGCCGTATCACGCAAACTTTCAGTCAGTTCGGCGGCAGTTTCAAGATATGGTGTTTGCGGCAACAGGCCGGCAGCCTCAATGCGGCGATACACATCATCAGCACTGTCTGCCGGTGTTTGGTATAACCTTAGCAGGGAATAAGCCATCTTCTCGGCCTTTACCTCATCTGCCAACATCATCGCCAAAATACGGTTTGCGGCCAGCGTGCGTTGCAAAGCAGCATGGGTATCGGATAATAGGCGTGAGATTTCCACGGGCGTCAAAGTTGGCGCATCAATTTGTGTTGCCAGAATATCTGCGGCCTGTTCTGCCAAAGCACACGCTCCAACAGTTGCGGTGAAGGCTGTAAAAGCAGCGACATCTTCAACCTTTGCACGCTGAATCAAATCGATTGCCGAAACGCTACCTTCTGCCCCGCGACTTACCTGCCACGGCGTAGCGGAGGCTTTTGACACTCCGCCAACCATATCGCGCCAGCCATCCAGCCCACTTTTACCTACGACGTGCATATTTGCCAACACACCGAATACTGATTTCAACTCGGCCACCAATACGCGCGGGCTGTTAAGAAGATTCATGGAGCCGGTGAATACGCCGTTTACCTGACCATACATAACGCCGACTGCCGTCAATACTGTGGCATGAAATGCGTTCCAACGGCTTTGTGCCTTTTGAATCTTGCCCAAGGCCGTCTGAAACACCTCAAAACCCTGCCATGCGGCCAAATCTGCCAGCCAGTCGATTTCATCGGCCAGTGCAGACGGCAATTCACGGTCAAAAAACGGGGCGGCTTTGACACTTTGCTTAAAGGTCATCCGCACCGTACAGTAATCGGGATTTTCTTCATTATGAGCAGCTTCAAAATCAGCCACCACGCAATCGGGCACGCTGCCGTAAATCGGGTGGATCAATTCGCCCGCACCAGTCTCCCGCAAAACACCTAACAGGCTTTGCAGCCTGCTTTCATAATCATCCCCCCACAATACCGCCGTCAGGCTCATATCCATTGCCGATACGCCCGTGTCCTCAATATCCGAACCCTGAACAAACGGGTATTCGTGTTCGGCTAAGGCGTGCGTGCCACGCAACGTATCATCGATTACATCAAAGCCGACACCCTTGAAACTGGCATCAAGCAAAGTATCTTTCCAACTCATCACGGATCCTTAATTTTTAGCTGCCGCACGCGCCGCCGCTTGATTGATATAGGCCATAATATTGCCGTTTTGAACGGTGACTGTAACAGGTATCGGCTTACCTGCCGCCGCCTGCATTTGCGCCGCCGCCGCAGTCATCTGGGAGGCCGCATTGGTAAGCTGGGCGGTTGCAGCCTGATTTTCAGTTGCCGCTGTGACATACTGTTGGCTGGCTTGCTGATTGGTTTGTGCGGATTGACTGAGCTGCGCCATACTCTCTTTGAGAACAGGGCTGTCGAGCGGAGAGTTATTCCCACCCAATTCCTCCCGTTTTCTCATGTATTCGTTTTTGGCAGACGACATAAAATCAGGCAAAAACGACTGCAAGCGGTCGGCGAATGCCACCAACGGCTTACTCCAGTCGTCATATTTATCCCGTTGACCCGCCAAATGTGTTACGCCACCCATAGCGGCCAATGGAGCAGCCCCTAAAGTAAAGGCACCCATTGAGCCTGCAGAAGGCAGAAAACGGCCGGCACCGGCAACACCTTGACCGCCTTGGAAGAACCGCCATCCGCCGCTTACCATTGAGCTTGTCCCCACAGTTGCGGATACTGCCGCAGCCCCTTGACCCGCCGCCACCGCTGTCTGCGCGGCTTCCTGATTACCTCTGGCCCAGTCGGCAATACCCTTGAGCTTATCGGCCACCATGTCGGTAAAGCTTGAGAATGCGCCATATTCGGCTTCGCTGTATGCCGTTTTGAGCTGTTCTTTTTTGAACCCGGAGCCTTCGGCTACAAATTGATAATTATTGTCTACCGCACCGGCGGCGTTGGCTTGTCCTTGCTGCAGTCGTGCGGCTTCTTGCTTGTTGTTGATGAGCGAGAGCAACGCCATCAAGGCTTGGCGGTCTGAAACCAACCGGCCGACAGCCGTACCGTCAACCAAAGCTTTTTGGTTTTCCAGTAAAGCCAACTTGGCTTCATCGCCTTGAGCGGCGGCCATTTGCTTCATTAATGCCGCACTCTTTTCATCCTTGCTCACGATTTCTCCGACAATATCGACCAATGCGTCCAGCGAGTTCATGCCTGCTGCCTGACGCTCATTCATCTTGTCCGTAAAGTCAAAACCCTCTTGGCCGTTAATGTCGATTTTCTTTGCCTTAGTAACGATGTCCTGACTGCTGATTTTCGCCAGCAGGTTGACCAGGTTGTTACCGGCTTCGTCTGTACTGCCTGCAGTCATAAACGCCAGTTGGTTTGCATTTAACAAACTGCTGAAATTATCCAGTGTCGCGCCCATACCTGCGGACTTCATTGCCGCCAACTGTTGCGGCAGCCATCGCGCCATGTCTTTCAGTTCAAAACCGCCATCCGCGCCCGATTGCATGGCTCGGTCAAGCAAAGCAGGGATATCGGCTTCTTTAAACCCTGCCTGCTTCGCCTTGGTCACAATATTGGCAATATCATCGGCATCGGCATTGGCTGCCAGTGCTGTTTTCATTACGGTTGGCAACATCTGCTTCACGGCAGCATCACTCAACGAACCGCTGGCCACCATGGTATTCATTGCCTGCAAGGCTGCTTCCTTAGATGTCCCACCCAAATAAGCGGCATCGTTTACCGTTTTATTGATTTCCGCCATGCCTGCGCGTTTTTCCGCCAAAGTCTTGCCTGCATACATGGTATTGGTCGCGTGACGCAGCTCCGTGTCATAGTCCATTGTCCGGTTGACCGGCTGGGCCAACACATAACCGCCGGCCATGACACCGGCGGCAACCGAAGCCGCACCGCGCGCCAAACTTTTACCTCCTTGGATCATTCGGTTGAAACGGCTGCCGCTGTTCATTTCGGCATTTAATTCCCGAATACGGCTGCGCGTCTGTTGGGCGGCCCGCGCCAGCTCATTGTGTGAAGCACGGCCGCTTTTGGCCATTGCGTTGTAGGCCGCTTGAGTACGTTGGATTTCACGGCGGATTTCACGCTCCGTGCGGATGCCCAAACGGGCGGCAGCTGCATGCATCAGCTGTTGTTGCCTGCCGGAAGATGATGCCGCACGGCTTTGAATCTGCATCGTACGGTTGGCCTCGGTTGCCAAGCGGCGCAGGCCGACACTTGCGTCATCTCGGAACTTGGCAACTAATTCGACTGTATTACGGCTCATTTTTTCTTCCGTTTACTGATAAAGGTTTGAGTGTGTCCGCCGGATGCAGATGGAGCTGAGGTTTTGGCAGACGGCGCAAACCAGGGCAGCACCACGGGAGCGGCACGGCCTCGGTCAATTAGATCAGCCTGTTTAAGCCATCCCTCAAGCTCCGGCTGAGTCATCTTGCCGATATCGTCGGCAGAGATACCGTAACTCCCCAGCTTCAAGACTGCGTATCGGTAGCGGTCGGTACGGGCTGAACGGACAGACGCTTTTTTGCTAACAGCTCTTGGGCGAAATAAAGCGCGTCAAAATCGGTGGCGACCAACTCATCGGCCAAGAAGTCGAGCGTTAAGGCATCAGGTTGAATCGTACCGATATGGTCGAGAGAGGCTGAATAGGCGGCCAACATACGCTCCTGACCCTCCAGCGTTGGGTCAATAGCCATATCTTCGCGCACGGTCAGCAGATGCATGGAAAAATCACGATGGACAGCGCCGTCAACAGAGATACCGTACTTCAGACGGCCTGAAACGGTTTTCAGGTCAGAAGAAATAACCAGCTCATACTCTTTTGTGGCATGTTCGAGCTCTTTGGAAATTGAAGACATAATAAAAGCCTCTAAACGGTTAATCGGATAAAAATCCAATTATCGTTTAAAGGCTATTTAAACCGTCTTTAACAGGTGTCAGTTTCGGATGGCTTACTCAATCACTTTACGGGTTGCAAAGCCGGTCACATCAATGACCAATTCGTTGTCCACCGTATAGCTTTCACCGACTTCCTTCGCGCAAAAACCAAGATAGGAGGTTGGGCGCGCACCATTGATATCAGGAACCAGCGAGATTTTTGCGTCTTCGATTTTGTCCCAATCGATAACCGTACCGTCTGTCGGCACGACGGCGGTAAAAGAAATATCATACTGGCCGACACCGCGCGTAAAGCCTTTGACGCGGCGTGTGCGGTTCATGGTTTTAACTTCTTTTTTGCCTGTGATGTTTTTCACATCAATCTTGGTGACTTCCACCTCGGTCGCACCGACATACAGCGTTACGCTGCCTACATATTCTGTACTCATGTTCTTTCCTTTTTACAGATAAAGGTCGATAACCATGCCTACTTGGTGCAGGCCGTTAACCACATCGGACGGCACGCGGCAGTTGAGCATGCCGGTGTTTTGTGCATCGCGTTCCACAATCAGGTTGGCCAAATTGTTTTCAACGTCTTCGACGATTTCCAATTCTTCGCATTTCATCAACACGTCGATCAATTCGGAGCGGACACGGGCAATGGTGCGCTCGGTCATTTTGTCGCGCGGGAAACGCAATGCGATACGGTCGGCACACGCGCCTGATACATAAATCAATGTGCGCACGGTAGTCATATCGAGCAGACTTTCGTCTGCCGTGCCGTTGGCAGTTTTGGTATAAGTCGAAATAGCGCGGACGATTTGGGCGGATGTGCCGTCTGGGCTGGTTTCAATAGGAGTAACGCCGTTGTAGAGCGCGTTTTCCTGTTCGGTACGCATAGTCTTGTCTGCACTGTCGCACACACCGATGCCGTTGAGCTTCAGGGTATTGAGCGGACGAGCCGGGTCTTCCTCGCTGGCCACAACGGCCGCAAACGCGGCTGCCAGCTCACATGGCAGGCTAGGCGTTTTACGATACCAGGCCGAATACAGATAACCGCTGTTCAGACGGCCTGCCTGTGTCGTTGTTTGCGCCAATGCATCGGTTTGGCCATAAATACCCAATGCCCAGCGTTTTTCTTCAGGCGCACCGACAGTTTCCAAATGTGTGCGCAACTTCAAGAGGTTCGCCTCATCGGTACAGCCTACCGCAATCAAATTATGACCTTCGGCGATTACGGCATTTAATGCGGGGCCGATATCGGCATCGGCATCGCCACCGCTCATCGCTTTGACTGCAACGGTAATCCCTTCGGCGGTATTGCTGGCACGTATACGGATATGGTTGCCGTGCGTGCCTTTATTTTTAGCTGTCAGCGTTACCAAGCCTTCAGAGGCTGTCGCCGTTACCGGCAATGATGTTTCGGCATCAATGGCGGCTTTGACGGCAGCGGCTACGGTTGCGGCGGTTGCATTGGCGGCGACACCGACGGTCAGCGTATCGGCATTGCCGATGTTGACGCGTAAAACGCCTTGCGTATCGGCAGTGCCTGTAATCGTGATATTGCCGGTGGCCGCAACGCCTGCTTCATTGTCGGCAACGGTAATCAGGCTCAAATCTGCATATGCGTAAGCCTTGATAGCGGCCAATGCCATCAAATGCGCCTGAGAGCCGGCACCATACGCAGCTGCGACATCGGCCGCAGAATAGATATTTGCCAGCGCAGTCAGCTTGCCCGCCTTGGGATTGCTGTGTTGCGCAATCAGCAGTACACGTTGCTTGTTGGTTGGCAGGTTGCGTACAGCAAGCTTGGTGTTCCATTCGACGTAAACGCCCGGCTTACGCGTACTGGTCTGAATTTTGTCGAAACTGACGTTTGCGGAAGTCATGATTTGTTGCCTTTCGGTTTGTCCTCAACAATAACCAAGTCGCCGTAGTGAATACAGCGCAGGTAATACGCGGCATTCGGCACTTCGACCGCTTCTTGGTCGGTAATATATTCATGTGGCTTGCCTGCCATAGGTACTTGCAGACCTGCGGCGGCACGGACTTTAATGGTTTCAGTCATGTTTTACCTCGGTTTTAACGGTGGCCGCCATATCGGCGGGTTGGTTTGTTTTTTTGGGCGGGATACGCAGCTCAAGGTTTGCGCCTTTCAAGTCAGGATGTTCTGGATCGGTACGGCCTTGGTATTCGGATACGTCGGCATATATTTGCGCCTGTTGAGCATCTGAAACCGTAGGCCGTGGCCAATCGCCGTCTCGCAGTGCGTCTTCGAACCAATGCGTTTCAAAATCCAGCGCAAATACGCTGATTGCGTCCAACTCCATTTGTTTTGAAAACAGGCTTTTTGCTTTGCCCGGCTTCAGACGGCCTATACACAAACCCATAGTCTGATTGATCAGCAACAGGCGCACGGCCTGCATCAGCCGGTAAGTGCCGACATCGTTTCGGTGTAAACCGCCGAAGCGGCTGTCCGCCTCGCTGCCGCTGGCACGGTCGCCGACCAAGACAGTAAAGTGACCAGTGACTTGGTAGCGTGTTCGGCGCGTATCATGAGGCTCGCTGTCGGTAATGCCGGCAAACATGACCCAAACGGCGGGGAACTGGTTGACCACTTGAGCCAAGCCTTCGCCGTCAAATTCGCCACCGTATGTATGCACACCGCTGACCATTTGGCCAAGGCCGTCTGAAAGACGCTGTTTGATGGCTTGTTCAATAGACGCTATCACGGCCGAACACCTTTTCCTTGGCGGCAAACATTACCGCATCACCTTGCACGGTCGGCTTGGGGTCGGCATTTTCAGCCACACCCAAACCAGCCTTGCCTGATGCCACCAATTTGAGATACGCAATCGCCGCCTCATATCGGTGCACCATATCTTCCGTCAGTTGGCGCTTGCCCGTTGCCAAACGGTAAACGGCAATGTCGCAGCAATAAAGGCTCAACAGGCGCACAGGGGCAGGCAACGGCAATTCATAACGTGATGCCAGATAGCCGTCGATTTCGGCGGAGGCATCATCCAAACCTTGTTGCGCAATTTCGGCATTCACGCTTCCCAAGCGCGTCAGGTCGGTCAGACCTGCAACCGTCGGCTCGGTATAACGCGCCACCAAATCGGCAACCGTTGCGTAAGCCATTAATCCTGCTCCACAGGCAAGGCTTCACAAACAACAGCCATCGGTTCGGCCAGCAGACGCTCCCACGCTTCGGGCTCGAAATCGGCACGTTTCACAAAGGTAAAATGCGGTTGAACGTGATACCCGCTGCGCCAAAACGCATGACCATGTTTGGATTTAATGGCAACCACTTCAGCATCTGCCGCCGCTTCACCGCCTGCCTGATAGCGTTCTTGTGCTTCTGCCGCTTCAACGGCAGGGCTTGCGGCCTGTTCCAATTGAGCTTCCAATTCGGCGATACGCATACGCGCCGCTTCAAGCTCGACGTTCAATTTTTCGACTTCAGCCTCAAGAAACGCCTGCAACTTAACGTCTTCGGGGTTTACATTCACAGTTGCGCCAACCGTTTGCTCGGTTTTTTCATCTTCGTTTTTTACTTTTGCCATTTCTTATCCTTTCGGCGGGCAGAGCCCGCCTATCTAAAGGGTTACAGCAACCAAGGAGATACGATTACCTTGCATTTGCCTTTGTTCGGGTTGTACGCACCACTATCCAGGCGGTCGCCTTCCACTAATTTTTTGGCGGCGTTTTCCAAAGAAGGAGGAACCAGCAGCACATTCGGGCGGATACCCAGCGGTCGGCCGCCGTCGCCTTTCAGGCTGACCATTGCGTTGTAAGCCTTTTCAAAACCGTCGGCTTCCAGGGTTTCTTGCGACTTAGCCGCCATTTGCCAGAAGCCCAAACCAACATTACAACGGCCGTCCACGCCGTATCGGTATTCGTTGCGCATAAATACGCCTTCGTCGGTAGCGGCGGTCATGGCGGTGAACTGCTTAGGTTTGCGTTCCTGATAAATCAGAGGTTTCAGGGCGCGTGATGTATCCAGCAAATACCAAGCGGCTTCGGTACCAGTGAAAATATTGGATACAGTGGTGGATTGGCCGGTGCCATCGACTTTTTCATACACCGGATGGTCGTTGTCGAAGAAGTTCTGACCGTCATAACACAACGTAGCGTGCGCGTTTTTCAGCAGGGCAAATACCAATTCATCTGGATGAACAGCGGAAGCACGGCCCATTTCAGTCATCATCGGCGCGTAAATACCGACATTGTCGTCTTCGATGTCGTTGCGGTTGACCTTGACCGAACTTTCAAAATGCTTGTTAGTGATGGCATAGCCGTGTGCCTTCATATCTTGGAATACGCGGTCGCCCACCCATTCGCGGAAGGCAGGCCATTGACCGAGCCAGCCGTAAGTATTGGAAGCTGTGGAAGACGGGATGACGGTGGCGATTTCCTTGTATTGGCTGTCCGCCATTTTCAGGCCGTCTTGGAAGTTTTTCTTAAAGCCGGTAAACAGCGCTTTCAGTGTATCTGGAGTGATAATCATGCTTTAATCCTTTTTTAAAGCCTTATTTGGCTTTTTGATAATCTTCGGCTGAAATGCCCAATTGATTGGCCACTTCGATTTCTTCCGGAGTCAACGCAGGCTCACCGCCTTCAGCGCCTTTGCCACCGGTTTGTGTTTTACTCAACGCGGCCAATTTCAAACTGCCTTCCATCAGATTCTTAAATGCCTCTGGGTCTTTGGCAGCCAGTTGTCGTGCCGATGCTTCTTGATGCGGCAGCAGGCGGCCGTCTGAAAGAGCGGCACGGATCAGGCCGTCTGAAGTACCGCCCACTTCCATTGCAATCACTTTCTTGCTCAATGCGGCCACTTGGGCTTTCAGTTCGGCAACTTCGCCGTCGTCGGCATTACCGCCTTGCGGATTGTCTTCGGGCTTGCCGGCATCGCCTTTACCGCCTTCGCCGCCTTGCGGTTCGTCTTTGTGTTCGGCCAGTGCCTCGGCCAGCGTTTTACCGCCCAGCTTTTCTTGTGCTTCGGCCAAAGCCGCTTCAATGGCTTTATCGTCGGCATCTGCCGCCAAGCCCAAGAGCTTGATTAAAGCTTCCTTGTTCATACTTGTTTCCTGTTTGGGGTTGATAGAGTTTTGGCGGCTCAATGCAGCCAGAGCCATGCCGTCCAGCGCAGGCGAATTGGTCAACGCCACACTGTGCAGCCCGCGCACATTGCCCAATGTGTCGTATTCGAGTACCGGCGACAGATAGCGGTATTCGCCGCTGTCTATCATGTCTTTTGCGCGCTGTGTCCATTTCACTTCGCCCATCAGACCGCGATCGTCATCCCACACATATTTGCTGATCCAACCGGCAGCAGGATTTTGCTGTCCGGTTTTCGCAGCTTTCAGTGTGGCGTGTTCGTAGTCCACAACAAGGTCTGTTTGTCCGGCATCAAAGGCGGCAATGATTTGCTGCGCCAAAGAGGCAGTCATCGTCCAGTGCGCCACGCCTGTATCGGTGCGTCCGTCGACTGGTGCAAATTGACCTTTGGGTACGATTTTGATAAGGCCGTCCGTATTTCCGACTTTGGCGGCAGATAAGGCGGCAAGAAAGGTTTTTGTATCCATTGCCGAATCATGAGCCATCAAGCCGGCACAAGAGGCTGAATCACTGTCAGTAAGGAGCGAAAATGAGAAATATCGGAGAATGAAAAAGAGAGTATGTTTAAAACCGTTTCAGAAGCCTTTTAAGCCCCTCACAGATTGATTTAAACGTTTCGGGAAAGGGTAGATAAGGGAAAGATATATAAAAGCCGTCTGTGTGCAATTTCAGACGGCTTTTGTTTTAATTGCCGAGAGCGGCATCCAAGTAATCATTTACCGCATCGACTAAAGCCTGTTCGTCGTCAGGTTGAAGAACCATAAACGGACGTGCAGGAATCTTACTGCCGGGGTGATTGACGCGTTTGGCAAACCGTCCGCCGAATTTTAAGGCTTTGCCGTTTTTCGGCAATATCGTATGCGGTGCAGTTTGTCCGCCGAAGTTATGAATGGCCGCATATTCCACATTGGTACCGACCACGGCTTCCGTGGCCGTACTGTTCTGCGTAATTGAATTGCGCAAACGCCCACTGGCCTGCAACAGCCCCGATCCCTCACGCACGGACGGATACTTGCGCGGAGCCCACGCGGGGCGGCCGCCTGCCTCGAAGTTGTCCAGCACGGCATTGCGCATGATGCGGGCAAGCTGCGTCATCAATGGCTGGGTATTGCTTGTACGTTGCGCAATGGCGTTTAAGCTGTTTTGCAACGTGTCTGTGTTGATTTTTATCTCAATCATCAGTATATTATCCTTAATGCCAAGTTGTCGGCGGGTCGCCAACTGGAATGGCCTCGGTGGTTTATCCGCTGTTTTATCCTGTTCGAATCAGGCAAAGCCGCCAACTTGGTTATTTCTTCCAAATTAATTCATATCTGTCATTTTTATAAATATCCCCATCTTCAGCATAATTTCCTGTATTAACCATATTGACGGCAACCGCTTCTTTTTTGCCGGTATAGGGGTTTCTTGCCTTAGCCTGATAATCCACAGTCACAACCAATTTCCCTTTGTTATTCACTCCCGGATACACAAACAACAGAAACTGCTGGCCATCGGCATTGCGGCCTGCCGTGCCAATGAGTATTGCCTCCGGATCTTGCAGCTGTTCTGGCAGGTCTTTCCAAAATGCCAAAGGCAACGGTTTATTTTTACTGTTCCGCAGCGCGTGTAATATTCGCTCATCACTCATCGCGATCACAGCTGATTGTGGATAGACATTCTTTGCGGCCAGAGCTTCCAATACCGACGGAGTCAACGCTCCGATATACAGCATTTCGCCCCTGGCAAATTTCTCCATATTTACCCGATCAACCATTTCCGATGCTTGTTTAGATATGGCGGCCCTCCATTTCGGCTCTTTTAAAGCTTCCTGAATCGCCACACTTGCCAGCTTCGGCGGCAGTTCCACTGCACGCTGCATCTGCAACTGCCCCAAGTTGGCCAAATGGCTTTTACCCACATTATTCTGAAAACCTGCATCAGTATAAAAGCGGCTGCCGTCGGCAAGCTTCACCGCCTTGGCCGGGCGGGTGTCGCCCTTGCGGTTGACCACCACTTCCGTATCTTCCAGTTGCGCTTTTTGTGGCAGCAGATTGCGCCGCTTCAAGTCACGGTCTGAAAACGCCCGCACGGTACAGCGGCAGTTGAAGCCGTTGGGAGGGTAGAAGTAATTCCAAAACGGGTCGTCGATGTGATACACCGCGCCATGCGCCGCAGCGTGGCTTTGTCGGGTACGGCTGTCAAGAATGGCCGAATACTGCAACCAGGGCGCAGAGTCTCGACCATCTTCAAGAGCCTGCCAATGCCCGGACATATAGGCTGACTGCATTTGCGTACGGAAAATGGTTTCCAGTCGATGCCGCGTGATGCCTTTACCATCTACTTCGCCGGTGTTGGCATTCACAATGTCGCCATCTTTCAGCAGCTGCCAATCATGCTGTTTCAGACGGCCTACCACATCATCACGGAATTTCTCAAATGACGTACCGTTTTTCAGGCTTTCATACAAAGCACCGTGGATTTGCGCGACAATATCCTGCTTGTGAATGCCCGCAATCGCCCGTGCCTTAGCCTGCGCTTCGTTCCACGTTACTTTCCAATCGGACGGCACATTAAAGCCCAGCCCCTCAAAATACTTGACGGCCTGATAAGGCTCAAGGCCGAATGCGTAGCTCAAATCAGCCATTCACCCGTCCCCATAAGTCCGACACAAAAACCACACGCGCCAAGGCCGTCTGAAATTGCTCGGCAGTCAGGTCGGGATAAACGCGCAGTAAACGCTCCTGCACATCCTCATAACTATCACCCTCGGCCAAAGCCTGGCCTAAGCCGCGTAAAAACGGCTCAATCATTTCTGGCAAGGCCACTTTGCTCAAGTCCGCATTATCCAAATCCGCCTGCGCCGCGCCGACAATCTCGCCAGTTTTACTCAAAGCCACACGGCGGTAGCTTAGAGAAGCGTTTTTTAAATCCGTTTTAACGTCGGTTTGAAAAGCCAATACCGGCTCGTCTTCGGAAGCCAAAGGAATGGCTAATTTTTCCTGCGCCCACGACAACGGAATCTTCATGCCGATTCCCACCAATTTAGGCAAAGAGTCGGAGTACACCGTCAAATCTTCAGGCAATTGCGTATCGAACACAAAGCGTGGCAGACGTGAAACATCGACATTGCCTTTATTGAGCTGCAACAATGGCAGGATCAATTGGCGCGTCAATGTGCCGGCCAGTTGTTTGGCATCGGACACCAGCAAATCATGGCGCACCTCGTTATGGATTTGCCCCAGCGCATTGGTAGCAGTCTTGCCGTCAGCCTGGCTGGTCAGCGTGCCGCCTAAAATCGCTTTTGAAGACGTTTTATCCGCCCAATCAATCATTGCCTGAAACGGATCCGCACTGCCATTGGCTGCGTTGAGCAGCTCAATCTGCATGGTTTCAGGGATAATGCCCGCCGCGTTATGGCCGATTTCGCGCACCGCATTCAAAAGGGTGAGCTTATCTTTGTCGTCTGCTCCGGAGGCATATTTGCCGATTCGGGTAGGCAGGCCGTAAATCTCCAAAAACTCGGCCAAATCACGCACCGAGTAATTCTTGAACAAATAAGGCCACACCAGCGTGCGCATCAAACCGCTTCTTGCCAAAATACCCGAACGGCTGCGGTGCTTATGGACAATCCAGCCTAAATCCCACAACTTTTCGCCATCTGGGCTGCCGTCTTTGCGCAGCAACACCTCATCCATTGCATTGACCTTAAACCAAGCCTGCGGACGATGATGGAATGCCTTGGGCAACCATAACGAACCAAGGTTTTCCCATTCGATTTCCACGCAGGAGAAGCCGTGTCCGACCGCGTCCAAAAGGTCAAACATCATATCCTCTAAATCGGTCATCTGATTGAGCCAGCCATCAACCTCTTCGGACAGCTTCCGTTCCGCTTCGCTGCTGTTCGGAGGCGGAACAATATTCCAATCCAAGCCGATTACCGCGCGCTTGCGTTTGCTCATCTCCGAAAAGATATGGCCGTCCTTCTCTTCAATATCGACAAAGAGTTCGGACTGCGCCTGAATATCGCCGTTTTCCGCATCTTCCAAAATCCGATGGAGCGACTGCGGAGTCAGCCCTTTGCTCGGATGCTCATGGGTAGTGCGGTTTTTAACGATATCCGCCGTTTGGGATTGTTTATCGGGCGTTTTAGGTGCGGCTTTACTAAACAACGCACGGAGTAGGTTTTTCATGACGTAAAAAAGGGCAAGTTAAACTTGCCCCATTTTCAGCCGTGTCACTCCTTAGCAGGCTGTATCCCGTGTCAGTTTTACCATGCGCCGCTCCCCATCCGTCCGGACAAACCGTGCTCTCTAGGCACGGCAATATAGCCGCCGACAGTCGCGCTGCTTTGAACCAAACCCCACAGCATATGCACCGCATCGGGGCCGTCGTCATGGTCTGCCATCGGAAAATGGCGGAATTGGTCAATCAGTGTGCTTTGACTGGCGTGCAAACGGATTTGACCGTTTTGCATATACGGCTGCAGGCTTTCAATACGGAGCAACTTGTCCGCACTCGGCTTGATACCGCGTGCCGGAATCGGGATACCGGCAGCCGCGCCGCGTTTGACCAGCTCAGTCTTTAAAAACTCCTGAAACTGTACCGTCTCAATGCCCCACAACACACAGCGGTACCGCCGTTGCAATTCGATAATGTCGGAAATAATCTTGTCCGGCAGGCGTTTCTTAATCAGGGCCTCCACCACATCCAACACACCCGTGCGGCGGTTGTACCCGCCGATACACAACGCAGACGGGTCACGGCTGTTGCCGGCCTTGCCCAAACTCGGGTCGCACGCACCATAAAAAATCCAATCCGAATCACGATTGACCCAAAAATTCAGGCTGTTCGCAAACGGCGCGGCCTCACCGGCAACAGGATCATTTTGATATTCCGAATCAAATGTCGCATGACCGTCACGCGCACGGATTTTCATCAATGCCAATACGCCGCGAGCCGCCCAAGAAGTGACCGCGCCGCGTTCCATCTCGTCTTTGTTTGCCTGATAAAACGCCTCGGCCACCGTCTCGCCGTCGTTTCGGAAAAGTTCCTCCCAGCGGTCCCACAAATCCATGCGGTCAGGCCAGCGTTTCATCGCCTTAAACTTTATACCGTGCCAAAACGGGTTATTCAAAGTGCGGTTAAGTACGCTGTCGTAATGCAAAATCGTGCCGATATAGATCACATCGTATTTCTGGCCGACCCCGCCCAGAGGCAATACCGTTTTAGTCAGCCACGCATTGAGCTTGTCGCGCTGTTCCGGGTTGCGGACTTGCTCGTCATTCTCAATATCGTCCAAAACAGTTAAGTCAGGACGGTATGGTCCGTGACGCAAACCGCGCAGCTTTTTACCGCTACCGGCCACTTGAACCTTAACGTCATTGGCCGTCACAATCGTACCGGCCTGCCATACACGGCCTTGCCCGCATACTTCCGGAAAGTCGGTTTTCAAGCGCGGGTTAAACTCAAGTTCTGCCTTAATGGCCTCCAGCATCGGATATGCCTGGTCGATACTGTCCATCACAATAACAGCATAATGTTTTTGGCCGGTCACAATACACCACAGCGTAAACAACTGAGTAACCTGCGTCGACTTACCCTCGCCACGCGGCGCACCCACCGCCTCATTTTCCCCTTTGGGGGAGCGGATAATCTCCGGCAGACGACTGAATAAAAACGCATGCAGTTCGGATTTCTCAGGCGAGCGGATATAATGGGGGAAGTAGGTATTTACGAAATATTCGTAACCGCCTACCGGGTCAAACACCTTGGCACGGCGTGCAGCAATAGCCTTGGACGACGCATCGAAGCCATCCACTTCCGCTTCGATGACTTGGCGCAGGCTGGCGGCCAGTTCGGCAAGGGATTTGAGGAATTCTTTTGTTTTCATGCATTTAAAAAGTCTTAATCAATTTTTCGGCAATCCAGCGTGAGACCGGCGGACAGACGGCGTTTCCCGCAGCTTGAGCCTCCGCAGTGTTGGCCTCATCCATTCCGAGGAGAAGCCCATCATCGTTAGACGCTCTTTGCCGCTCAACCATCGCACCCCGTCCGTTGGGCGTAACGAGAATATTTGCGCCTGAGCGGTCAATACCCCCATTCGCGACCCCTCTAAGCAAAGTACCATGCGGCTTTTGCAGCCCGCACGTGTCAACCGAGCGAGGTAAGACTCCAATTGAGCCGGCGTCAGCCATAAACTCATAGGGGGGGGTACTCTCCCAATCCAGCGACCAAGAAAACTCGACGGCGTGCCGTGGGGACTCCGAAATATGCTGCATTAAGCACGCGCCAGTATCCCACATACCCGCATTCGGCAAGGGACTTGATGACTGTTTGAAAGTCTTCGCCATTGTTGCTATTGAGCAAACCCGTAACGTTTTCAAGGACAATCCAGCGGGGTTTAAGCTGGTCGACAATACGCATTGCGTCATAAAATAAACCTGTTCTTTCCCCGGTAAGCCCTTTACGCTTACCGGCTATTGATACATCCTGACATGGGAATCCGCCAATAATCACATCTACTGGCCATAATTCTGACAATACCGTTCTGACATCCTCAAACTGTTTTGCGTGTGGGAAGCGGTCGGTCAAAACTGCACGGGGTACAGGATTAATCTCTACTTGCCAAGCAGTGTCAAAACCAGCCTGTTCAAATCCCAAATCAAACCCGCCAATACCTGCAAACAGGCTTCCGACGGTAGGTTTTTGCTTATCCAAACTTCTTCTCCACTTCCGCCCCAAACGGCTCCAATACCTCCACAAAGGCAGGCAAATGTTTGGGGTGTTTTTCTTGCACAAACGCCATCAAGAACTCAATTAATTCCAAAGCCGTCGCCAGTTTTGACGTTTCAGGCATCACACGGGCATTGGCGGATACGGTTTTCGTAAACGCATCGGCCAGGCTGGCCAACAGCTTGGCGCGGTCGGACGGAGGCAAATCTTCGGTACTCGAATCCTGCAGCATCGTCATCGTGCTGTTGTACTGCACCATAAAACCGGCCAACATCGCACGGCTCAAGTCCTCAATACCGCCACCGGCCAAAGTGTAGGCGGCGCGCATCTTATCCCAGTCGTCGCCTTTTTCCTTATCCGCACGTTTCCACGCACGCGCAGTGGCCTGCGGGATTTCGCACATCAAGGCCGCCGTTTCCAAAGTTTGCTCGCCGCTCACATAGAGCCGGCGTAACTTTTCACGGATTTCTTGCGGATGAGCCATAATTACAGTCCCATTTTCGCTTTAAGCAATTCCCAGCCGACCGTAATCACACCGCCGCCCAGTGCGCCGAATGTAATGGCCGTGCGTTTCGTGTCTTGGCGGATTTGCGCAATTTCCGCCTGCATTTCTTTCTGATTTTTCAGAGTTTGATCAGTTTTGTTTTCAATACGCGCCAAGGCTTCCAAAATCGGGTCGCTCATGATTTGTCCGCTTTCCTGTCCAGTTTTTCGTTTACTTTTTCCAACTTGTTTTCAATTCGTTCCAAGGCCGCCGCAATATTAGTGCTGTCTGCCTTGGCATCCTGCTTGGTGTGATAAGAGAGCTTGACCGCGTGCAGCTCCTCTTTAAGGTCGTCAATGCGCTTGTCCGCCTCTTTCAGACGGCCTGAAATGCCGTTGACCCAAAACCAAAACGCCGCTGTCGCAATCGGCCACAGGGTTTTAAAACCAAATTCAAAGTCCATTTAATTAAAACCCCTTTAAACCGGCACGTCGCCGAATACGATACGCACCGCATAGCCTTCGGGATTTCGGCTCGCCGCCTCGACCTTTTGGCCGTCAAAAAAGACTGAGTAATATTTCCGCAAAATACCAATCACATCAGCAGGAGCGGTCGCGGAAAACTCCACACAAAAGGTCGTCTGAAAATCCTTATCCATACGCACTGCGTACTCAATGCCTGCCTTATCCAATAGGTCGGAAACATGAATGACAAACGGCTCTTGCTCGCGTGCGCGGCTCAATCCCAGCTCTAAATCCGCATGGCGGCAGGCGACCGTGCGTTGTACCAACTCACGATAAGTCGTCATCGCGCGCCCTCCGAACCGTCAACTTCCGCTTGACTGTTGACCCAGTCGCGCCAAGCCTGATTTTGATTTTCAAGTTCGGCAACATAGCCGCCAAACTCAGCGGCGTGTTCGAGCAGCGTTGCCGTCTTGCCGTCCTTCGGCGGACTCGGGCGTACCGGAGCGACCATCAACGCAGCAGGTGGCGTCGGCATGACCGCCTTTTCGACAACCTTAATTTCCGTAGCCGAGGGCGCGGTTGTAGAGCTGCAGGCCGTGATGGCCAAAGCCGTCAATACAACCGCCGCTTGCATTTTTACGGTCTTGAGTAAGGACATTTTCGATTTCCTTTTTATTTTCCGTTTTCAGACGGCTGACTTCCGCCTGTTTTTTCGCCAAAGCCATGCCGACGGCGTGCGCCTTGACTTCATATTTTTTAGCTTCCGCACGCGACTGTTCCAATTCGCGCGCATAGTTTTGAGCCGACAACAGCAGGGCTTGCGCCTTGTCGCGCTCCATTTTCTCAATGACCGCCTGCTGCTTCGCAAATGCCGACTTGTAGCCTTGATGGTGCGACACAGCCAAGCCCGTGCCGACAAGCGCGATGATGGCAATCGGTTGCCAGTTATTCGCCAGCAGTTTCACGAGATTCATTCTCGACCTCCTGACGTTTGACGCTGACCAGCGAGCGAGCCACCGCATAGCCGCCCACAATGCCCAAATACACCGCCCAAACCTCTGCCGAAGGGTCGGGCAACATCACAAACTTAAAAGTCCCCGCCGCGCAGGCAACGTTTGCCCACAGTTTCGAGTGCGACACATTGCCTGTCGCGGGGTTTTTAAAAATATCGAAAATACGCATTGCTATTCCACACTTTTGGTTTGCAGGTGCCGTTTCAGCATTTCCCGATAATTGGCCAGTTCGCCCTCCGCAAATTCAAACGCAGGCAAGTCCGCCTGTTCGCTTGCCTCGCGGCTTTTGGCCGACCACAGCTCAATCATCTTTTCGTAAAACTCAACCTATCCCATGATTAACGACGATTCTTGCGTTTACGCGCCGCGCGTTTGGCTGCCGCCACGCCCGACTTGCCCAGGCGCATAGACGGATGTTGTTTCAAATAGCCAATACTGGCAGGCTTAATCTCAAATTCAGGCATCTGCGGTTTCAAGACAGACAGAGCCAAAGCAATCAAAGACTTTTTCATGCCTTCGCCGCTCCCAATTCCATTGCAATCGCGTCCGCAATCGCGCGGCAGATGCCCCATTTAGTAGTCTTAAACAAGGCCAAATCAGTGTCGTTACTGATAAAAAACGGCTCAAACACAATGCCGCCGGCTTGTGCATAAGCCAGGCGCGAATGCTGGCCCGCATTGTCGGGTTTAAAGCCGTCTTCGCCGCGCAGTTTCCAGCCGGTTTTCTTGGCAACAGCTTTGCTCAACACCTGACACCAGCGTTTGTTTTTCGGCGTACTCAAAGCCTCAATGCCAGTGGCCGTTTTCGCGGCCGCAGCATTGGTGTGGAACTCAATCGCCACATCTGAGCCGCGAATCAGCTTGACCGCATCGCGCAGCGGCATATTGCCTTTGCCCGTGCCGTCGGTTTTAACGGTCAAGCCGTAGTCATCGCGCAAGATAGATGCCACGATGTTGCGCATATCCTGCGCCAAGTCCGCCTCACGGTCGCTTCCGTTGACCGCGCCCGGGTCGGTGTTGCTGTGTCCGGCGGTTAAAGTTACAGTTTTGCCCATAAACATCTCCGAAAATCAAATCACAATTTATTTTCAAAACCTTATTTAACCTTTTCAGACGGCATAAGACGGTCGGCACAAATGCACTTACTGTTCCGCAGACAAAAAAAAGCCCTGCAAAAAGCAGGGCAAAGGTCCACTCACAAGAAACACACAACACAATCAAGCTACAAATAAATCCGTCTGCGCTCTTGCCGCCGCCTCGCGGTCGGCCTCTTTCAAAATGTATCGTATATTGCGCGTAGACAGCCGATGAGCCAGCACCAGCTCGCGCACAATAACCAAATCGCTCAAACCCTCCGCGCTCATCGCATCATACTGCCGGCGTATAAATCGGTTGCGCAGCTCGCGCATCGCGTCCCAGCAGCGCGGAATGGCCAAGAAAGGTTGCCCGGCATAAGCTCGCTCCAATCGTCCCGCAGCCTCCTCACCAATGTCCTCTACCAGTTGTGCGTGTAAGATTCGGCTCTGGCACGTATTGCGCCGGCGGTTGGAAATCGGGTAATTCGTCCCGCCCCAAACCTTGACCATGTGAAACGCCGCTTCAAGCCCGATGACTGTAATCATCGCCACCACGCTCTGCGGAAGAAGATGTTTCACATCCTCAAAGTCCTGCTCTGTCATCTCCCAACTTACACTCATTCCTATTCCTCCTTCTTCTTCCGGTTCGCCGCAATCTGCAACGCCGCCACCAGCTTATGCATATTGCCGTCGGACAACCATTCCACGCGGTCAACCTTAAACATCTTTTTCGCCGTACCATGCGCATAATTCCAAGTCCAACCGTTATCCAGCAGCAGGGCTTCGATTTTGCGCATCATCGGGTCGGCGGAAGAGCGGCGGTTCGGCCGTCGGCCTGCCGTTTTTTTCGGCGCAAACCCATGTTGGCGCAAATCCTCGACCACGCGCTCCAGCTCGGGGATACTGCACTCAGTACACGACCGCTTGCCCGTCACACGCTCCAACACCGCGCGATAGGTACCGTCATCCAAGCCCAGCTCCTTTTGAGCGATTTTAATTTTCGCAATCAACGCACGGCGCATTATTCCTCCAATACAATATATAGTATAAATTAACGCATATTATACCAATAAAATACAATATATAGTATTAAGTTATTATTTTTTTAGGAATAAACAGACATAAAAAAGGCCGTCTGAATAATTCAGACAGCCAAAATTTCAAAACCTTAATTAACGGCCACAAATACGTTTTGATTTACTAATACTGCCGTCTTGGCATACAAACTTATCTCCCGCACAATGCGACACACCGCCTTTTTTACCCGAACAAGGCTGACGGCCCTTAGCTTGTACAGTTAAAGGCACAGACACCAAAGCCAAAGTCACGCAGGCAATTAATAGTTTCTTCATAATTTATCCTCTATGATATAGTCAAAATGTTATTTGATTATACTCAATATGACTACAAACAAAAAGGCCGTCTGAAACAGGTTTTAAACCCCATTTCAGACGGCCTTTAATCAAGCTTTAAAAATCCCAACCTTCCATCATTCTTGCCAACATACTAGCAACTTCGGATTGCATCCCTGACGCTCGGCGGATTGGTCGGCGTGGAACGTGCCGCCGCCGACCAGCGTAACGTCGTTTCCGTCTTTCAGTTCTTGCGTTACCACGCTGACAAACGCATCGACAAACTCCGCCGCAGCACTTTTGCTCAATTCCGCCTCGTCGGCGATGGCTTGGATTAATTCGAATTTATTCACTTTTGACTCCTATTTAGATTTAAATGCGGCAGGCCGTGCCGCGCGGGTTATGGATTTGCAGTCTCAGACGACCTCAACCGAGGCCACCGGTGATTTAGGCCAATTCCTGCTCGGTCGGCTCAATGACAAAATCTTCCAGCCCGCTGACGATTTTCAGGCCGGGGACTTGGCCGTCGGCAAACCGCTCTTTCTGATTGAGGACGGCATCCTTGTCGATTTCCTGCTTGGTACGGATAAAGCTTTGATATGCTGTTTTTTCCGACATCCAAGCCAAGACGGCGGCCACGCCCGTTACCTTGACGGATGGCGGACGGATGCGCCATTTAATCAGGCCGGTAGTAAAGTCCACTGTTTTGGTTTTACCGTTTTCCGTCAGCTCGTCCTTATGTGCCTCGCAGTATGCGGCCACACGTTCGGT